TTGGCGATGGTGCAGACGTAGATGCTTTTGTATCTGCTTCAACTGCAACCGCAGGTTTGGAAACAACCAGAGCAAGAGCAGGAGACAGTTCAATGGGTACAACATCTATTGGATATAGAGTCTATGCTGCTGCTGACACTATTGATTTAGTAGTAGCAACAGGTGCTATTGACGCAAAAGTCAGAGTATTCTGTGTACTTGCTGACTTCGATGGTGAAGGTGATTCCGAAGCACAAAAAGTAACATTTGCATAATAGCAAATAACTAGGGGGGGTTTATACCCCTCCTTTTAAAATAAACATGAAATTTTTTATAGTATTAGTTATATTATTACATGGAGAAATATCTCCAAAACTTTTTACATATAGATTTGTAGAATTTCCAGAAGTAGAAACTTGTGATTTATTTTTAAAATCTAAAAAACCAGAACTAAAACAATCAATAGAAAGACAATTTCCAGTAGAGACCATACACTCTAGCATGATGATTTGTATGACAGCAGAAGAAATAGATGCAATTAACCAACAAAAACAGGATAGCAAATGGCAACAACAAGGACATATTTAGAATTAACTAATTTTGTACTAAATGAATTGAATGAAGTGGAACTAACAAGTTCTAACTTTAGTTCAAGTAGAGGTGTACAAACTTCTGCTAAAAATTTTATTAACAAAGCTATTAATGATTTATATATGGCTGAAGTTGAATGGCCTTGGTTACACACAGACGGAACTCAAGTAGCCATTACAGGACAACAAGAGTATGATTTTCCTGCAGCATTTAGAAAAGCAAACTTTGATTCTTTTAGAATAGCACCTACTAATTTAATTACTAATGGTGAATTTACATCTGATATAAGTAGTTGGACCACAATAGCAGGTTCAGGCAGTGCAGCTTATAATTCTACAGGTAATGGTAGATTACGTTTAAATGATTTTGCAGCACATCAATCTATATCAACTATTGTAGGAGAAGTTTATAATATATCTGTTAGAGCATATGATACAAATTCTACAGGACAAGCATTTAAAGTTCAAGTAGGTACTGCAGCAGAAGGAACACAAAATTTAAATAGTACAATCACAGTTACAGATTTTGGTAATGGTGAAATACTATCAACAACATTTACAGCAACCGCAGCTACAACTTTTATAACATTAAATAATCCAAGCACAGCTACTAATATGGATGTAGATTATGTAAGAGTTAAAAGACAAGAAGAAGCAGTTAAGTTAAAGCCTATGACTTATGATGGATTTTTACAAGGTGCATTTAGAAAAGATGTAGCAGCTAATGATTCACAGTATGGCAAACCTTTATTTGTGTATAGAACACCTGACCATAAAAGTTTTGGCCTATCACCGATACCTAAGTTTGATGATTACACAGTATTTTATGAATACTATAAAACACATACAGAGTTATCAGCACATGGTGATACAATGGATTTACCAGATATTTATGCAGACGTAGTAGTTAATAGAGCAAAATATTATTTATATAAATTAAAAAATGATGTACCTATGGCTAATATATCTAACGCTGAATACGAAGCAGGAGTCAAAAGAATTAGAATAGAAATGTTAAATCATATTGAATATATGAAAGATACTAGAGTAAATCTTAACACTTCTAATAGAACAACAAGTAATACTTCAGTATTAACTGTAACATAGTATGGCAGCAACACAACCTTCAGTAGTTAGTTTAGGTGGAGGATTAATCTTAAACAAAGATGTGTTCTCTATGTCTCCGGGAGAGGCCCTACAACTACAAAACTTTGAACCTGATATTGAAGGTGGTTATAAAAAAATACTAGGAACTACAAAATTTAATTCTAATATATGTCCTCAAGTATCTGCCTCTACAGAAAGAGTAGTATTTACTGCAATCTTTAATAATGTAGTTTTAGCAGGTAGAGGTGGTAGTATACATAGAGCAAGTGCAGGTAGTGGTAGTTGGACATCTACTATTACAGGTCTAGGAACACCCACACAAAACTATGAACATAGATTATTTAACTTTGATGGCACAGATAAAATTATTATTGCTACAGGAACATCTAGTCCACAAATATTAAACAGTTCTTTTAGTACATCTGTTGTTAGTGCATCAGGAACAGCTAACTTTAAATTTGTAGAAATATTTAAGAATCATATATTTTTTTCAGGAGATGCTAGTAATAAACAACAAATAAGTTTTATGGGTCCAACTGAAACTAATAGTTTTACGAATGGTTCAGGTGGCGGTACAATTAAAGTAGATACAGAAATTGTAGGACTAAAAGCTTTCCGTGATACTTTATTTATATTTGGCCAAGATAAAATATTTAAACTAACAGGAAGTAGTTCTTCTGATTTTGCAGTACAACCTGTCACTAGAAATATTGGATGTGTAGATGGTAGAAGTATTCAGGAACTTGCAGGTGATGTTGTATTTCTAGCACCTGATGGTTTAAGAACTATTGCAGGTACAGATAGAATTGATGATATAGAATTAGGTACTGTATCAAAACAAATACAAAAAAGAATTAATGAAATAACTACACATAATATTAATTCAGTAGTTATTAGAAATAAATCACAATACAGATTATTCTTTCCTACATCCGATACACAAGCGGAAGATTCATCAAGAGGATTATTATCTGTCATTAAAGCTAATCCTAATACAGGTCAATTAGGTTTTGAGTATGGTGATGTAAAAGGTTTAAAAGTTTCTAGCACTGATTCAGAATTTATATCAGGAACAGAAACAATAATATCTGGTGGTTATGATGGTTTTGTATATAAACAAGAATCAGGAAATGTTTTTACACAAGCATCTACAACAGTAAATATAAGCGGTATTTACAGGTCACCTGATATGACTATGGGAGACCCCGGAATTAGAAAAAGTTTTCAAAAAGTAATTTGGAATATCGACCCAACAGGTGCATTATCATCTAGCTTTTTATTAGAGTATGATTTTAGTGATGATGAAGTACCACAACCAGAACCCTATACATTATCTCAAACAGGTAATATAGCACAGTATGGTTTAGCAGAATCTGTTTTTGGAACAGCCGTGTATGGTTCTACAGGTTCTAATTTAATTAGACAACCCGTTGAAGGGAGTGGTTTTACAGTTGCAGCAAAAATATTAGATGCAACAAGCAACAGTCCAGTAGCCTTAAAAGGTTTTGAAATGGAATTTATAGCAGGAGGAAGAAGATAACATATGGGAGCAACTTATACTAGACAGAGTTCCGCAACAATTGTTGATGGTGCTACTATCGAAGCGTCTCATTTTAATGCAGAGTTTGACCAATTATTAGCGGCATTTGCTGCTAGTACAGGACACACCCATGATGGAACTGCCAATGAAGGTGGGCCAATAACTAAGTTATTAGGTAACACTTTAACATTCGGAGCAGCTACTGCAGGAACAGATATCACAATCACCTTTGATGGTGAGACTAGTGATGGTGTATTAAAATGGATGGAAGACGAAGACTACTTTGAGTTTTCAGATGATATCTTAGTCGCTAGTACAGAAAAATTACAGTTTAGAGATACTGCAATATATATTAATTCTTCTGCAGATGGACAACTAGATTTAGTAGCAGATACAGAAATACAAATTGCAGCTACTACAGTTGATATAAATGGTAATGTAGATATATCAGGAACATTAACAGTAGGCGGTGCATTAGATTTTAGTGATGCTAGTATAACAAATGTTGGAAGTTTAGCACTAGATAGTATTACCAGTGATGGAAGTACAATTACTTTAGATTCTAGTGGAGATATTATATTAGATGCTGATGGTGCAGATATTACACTTAAAGATGGTGGTACAACTTTTGGTAGTTTAACAAATTCTAGTGGTGAGTTAGTAATTAAATCAGGCTCAACACCAACTGCAGCTATTACATTAAGCGGTGCTAACACAACTATTGAAGGTAACTTAACAGTAGACGGAAACTTTGATGTTACAGGAACTTTAGATTTTAGTGACTCAGCTATTACCAATGTAGGTAGTATTCAATTAGATAGTATTGCAGGTGATGCAGATGATAACACATCTATTGCATTTAGTGGTTCAGATGTTATTACAATGACTACAGGTGGTACTGCTGCTTTAACAATAGACGCTAGTCAAAATGTAACAATAGCAGGAGACCTAACAGTATCAGGTGATGATATTACTATGGCTACAAATACTGCAGGTAATCTTTTAATAGCAGACGGAACAAACTTTAATTCTGTAGCTGTCGGTTCTTTATCAGAAATATCTACAGTAGCTAATGATGATGTATTCTTAGCAGTAGATACTTCAGGTGGCGGACTAAAGAAAATTACAAGAAGTGCAGTTGTAGCAGGACTTGCAACATCAAGTGCTATATCAAATTTAGCAGAGGATTCTACACCACAACTAGGTGGAGACTTAGACGTTAATGGTAATGATATTGTATCAGTATCTAATGGCAATATTAATTTATTACCTAATGGTAGTGGTAAAGTTATTATGGATGGTAATGGTTCATCAGGCGGTATTACTATTACAGATGGTAACATTGATATTAGAACAGGTACAGGTGCTGTATCAAAAGTAAAATTTTATTGTGAGTCTTCTAACGCTCACGCACAAACACTTCAAGCACAACCACACTCAGCTTCAAGTAGTGCAGTATTAACATTACCAGTAGCAACAGGTACACTTGTTGGTAGTGGTGATAGTGGTACAGTAACTAACGGAATGTTAGCAGGTTCTATCGCTGATAGTAAATTATCTACTATATCTACTGCAGGTAAAGTTGATATTGGTGCATTAGAAATAGATGGTGCTACTGATATAGGTGCAGACTTAGCGGATGCAGATTTAATTATTGTAGATGATGGCGGTGGCGGAACAGAAAGAAAATCTGCCATGTCCAGAATACCAACTTATGTATTTAGTAAAGTAAGTGGTGATGCTACAGTTGCTTCAAATGGTGCTTTGACTATTGCAAGTGATGCTGTAGAACAATCAATGATAGCCGATGATGCAGTCGGTGCAGACCAATTAGCAGCTAGTGCTGTGGTAACTGCTTCTATAGTTGATGATAATGTAACTCAAGCTAAGATTGCAGATGACGCAGTTGGAGCAGACCAACTTGCAGCAAATGCAGTTGTTAACGCAAGTGTAGCTTCAGGTGCAGCTATTGCAGATACAAAATTAGCTACAATATCAACAGCAGGTAAAGTAGCATTAACAGCATTAGAGATTGATGGTGGTTCAGATATTGGAGCAGATTTAACAACATCTGATTTAATTATAGTAGACGATGGTGCAGGTGGTACAAATAAAAAAGCCGCACTATCAAGAGTAGTAACATTAATGTCAGCCCAAGGATTTTCTACTGAAGACCCAACAGCATTGGCAATAGCATTAGGATAATAGGAGGATAGATGGCAAATACGTTTAAAACAATAACTAAAGCAGGAGTAACTAGTGCTGACGTTATCTATACAGTGGCAAGTAGTACAACAACAGTGCTTCTTGGAATCATGATAGGTAACACAACAACTAGTCAAATTACTGTAACAGTTAGTTTGGCTTCAGATACTTCCAATAGAGCAGGAGCAAACAATGAGGCTAACCAAACAGTTGAGTTAGTAACTAATGCACCCGTTCCTGTTGGTGGTACACTTGAGTTGTTAGCAGGGAATAAAGTTGTTATGGAAACAACAGATGCTCTTTCGCTAACATCTTCAGCAGCAGCAGACATAATTTTATCAGTAATGGAGATAACCTAGAATGGCATACGTTGGTACACCTATAGATACACAAAACCAATTTCAGTCTTTACAAGGTAAACGATTTAATGGTGATGGCAGTACAACTGCATTTACCTTAGATGTTGCACCGAGTTCAGTATTCGACATAGAAGTCTTTGTAGAAAATGTTCGTCAAGACCCAAACTCAGCGTATGGCATAAGCGGAACTACACTGACATTTACTGGAGCACCTCCATCTGGTACAAATAATATTTATGTAGTACATCAAGCAAAGGCAGTAGGAACAATAGACGTTCCCGCTAGTGGTGTTGTACCTGCAAGTTTAGCAAGTAATATTATATCAGGACAAACAGAGTTAGCTGTTGCTCCTGCAGATACAGATGAGTTTTTAATATCAGATGCAGGTACAATAAAAAGAATAGATTACTCTCTAATAAAAGCATCTAACACACCTGCATTTTTAGCTTATGGTAATACTGGACAAGCAGCTAGTACCGACACGGACACAGTAGTGTCTTTAAATCTTGAAGTTTTTGATACAGATGGAAAATATGATACATCTACTTATAAATTTACACCTACTGTAGCGGGTAAATATTTCTTATTTGGTCAAGTCAGACTAAATACTGATGTTAATTTTAATGAATTTCAAGTGAATATTATAAAAAATGGTTCAACGGGATTAGCAAGAGGCGGGGGTGTTTATGGTCATTATGATATATACTGCACTTCTGTTATAGCTGATTTAGACGCAGATGATTATGTTCAACTAAAAACATATCAAGCAAGTGGCAGTAATAAAGATATAACAGATAGTCAAATTTTGACTTTCTTCGGTGGATATAAATTAATAGGAGCATAAATGGCAAGTTTATCAACAAAAGTAAAATTATATATAGAGGCAAACTCTGCAACTTGGGATAGAAAAAAAGTATCATTACAGAATGATGGTGATGGTAATGGCGATTATATTAAAACATGGACATATAGTTTTTCTAAACCAACAGATTCACAAATAGCTTCATATGAAACTGCAGGTAATACTGCAGAAACTTTATCAGGTGTTTTAAATAAAAGAAAAACAGAATACTTATCGTGGGAAGAACAATTAGATAAACTATATCATGATATTGATGATGGTAAATTAGATAAGACAGGTTCTTGGTACAAACATATCAAGGCTGTCAAGGATGCAAATAGCAAGGGGTAAACATGGCACTTAGTACGATAGGAACAAATGCAATCACAGACGCAACAATAGCGACAGGAGATATTGCTAATGGTGCAGTCACTTTAGGAAAAGTTGATGCTACATCTACAGAAGCAAATAATTTAAAACAAAGAGTATGTAAAGCATGGGTAGATTTAGATGGTGGTGGAAGTGCCCACATTGATGATGATTTTAATGTTGCAAGTATTACAGACAACGGCACAGGTGATTATACAATTACTTATTCAGCAGCTATGGGCAGTGCTGATTATGCAGTAGCAGGAAGTGTTGTAGGGTCAAATAGTGACAGTTATTATTCTTTTGTTACTTCCGATGGTAGTGTTAAATCAACAGCGAGTTGTAGAATTGGAATTATACATCATGGCGGTTCACTAAATGACCAAGGTGCAATTTCAGTAATTGTTTTTGGAGATAGTTAAAATGGCAGACCAAACTAAAAGAATATTATATTTACAAGACAATGGGGTAGTAGCAATTATTTTACCCGGAGTCAATGAAACTAAAAGTATAGATGAAATAGCTAAACTATCTGTTCCGACAGGAAAAAAGTATAAAATAGTAGATACTACTGACATTTCTTCAGACAGAACATTTAGAAATGCTTGGACAATAGCTGAATCAGAATTAACAGATGGAGTAGGAGATTAATGAGCATTACAGTAGATATAACAAAAGCTAAAAACATTTGGAAAGAAAAAATTAGAAAAGCTAGAGAATCAAAACTAGCAGCTTTGGATGTTGAGTTTATGAAAGCACAAGAAGCAGGTTTAGATACCTCTACTATCGTTGCTAACAAAAAAGAATTAAGAGATTTCCCTGCACAAGTAGATTCAAAAACAACAGTAGACGAAATAAAAGCTGTTTGGGACACAGATAAATTAGGGGATAAATAGGAGGATAGATGAGCATTACAAAAGTAACAGATGCAGGATTAGATAGAAGTAGAATAGTAACTCCTATTATTATTAATGGAGATATGCAAGTTGCTCAAAGAGCGACCTCAGTAACTAGTCATAATGCAGTTTCATATACAACAGTAGATAGATTTAAAACTGTGTGTGAAACAGGAACATACACTGTAATTCAAGAGTCTTTAACAAGTGGCAACGCATATCTAAATGGTTTTAAAAAAGCACTAAGATTAGACACCACTACTGCGGAAGCATCAGCAGGTAGTGCAGGGGAACAAACCACAATAGAACAAAGAATAGAAGGACAAAATTTAAACGCTTTTTTGAAAGGAACTGCTAATGCAAAACCTTTTACTTTAGCATTTTGGGTAAAGGCAAATAAAACAGGGAGCAATCTACAAGTAAATTTAAGAGATGCTGATAATACAAGACAAGTTGGCGGCACTTATAATATTGATGCTACTGACACATGGGAAAAAAAGATAATTAATTTTCCTGCCGACACTACTGGAGCGTTTGATAATGATGCTAATAATAGTTTAACAATAGAATGGTTTTTAGACGGGGGTTCAAATTTTTCTGGTGGAGCAGTGCCGACAGCATGGGAAGCAAGTTCTAACGCAGATAGAAATGTAACAAATTTTGATTTAGCGGGAAGCACCGATAACGACTGGGCTTTAACAGGAGTGCAATTAGAAGTAGGAACATTTGATTTAAATACAATACCTGCTTTTCCCTTTGAGAGCATTGACGATAATTTAAGAAGATGTTGTAGATACTTTCAAGATTACGCAAGTTTTAAATTATGGACAACTGCTCTTGACGGAAACACAACAACAAGACTAGGGGGTGTTTTTGCTTTTAACACAACAATGAGAGCAGCACCTAGTGTTTCAAAAACAAATAATACAGGAACCATAGATTCACAAACAATAACTGACAAGGGTTATTCTGTCTTTGCTGAAAAAACAGACAGAGGTACAACCACAAATGTGACTGACATAGAATTAGATTCGGAGATATAAATGATTAAAAGTGTAACAAAACAACCATTAATAGATGATAATACAAAACATAATTACATAGTCATTTATAATGACGATAAAGAATGGACAGTGCCTCATGATGAAAATAATAGAATGTATCAAGAAATATTAGAGTGGGTAGCTGCAGGTAATACAATAGCAGAATCAGGAGAATAATATGGCATACATAGGACAATCAATTAAAAATGGTACATTTACAGATTTAGGTTTTACTGGAACTTTTAACAGTTCTACCACTGATTTTAATTTAGGTACACAGGTGGGTTCTGCAGCACAATTATTAGTATCTAAAAATGGTGTTATTCAAAGACCGGGAACAGACTATACACTAGCTACAGGTGGCACACAGATTAGTTTTACCACAGCACCTGCAAGTGGAGATTCAATCTTTATTGTAGAAATATCTGGTGCAGTGGGTGGACCAATGAATACAGATATCAATGGTGCAGAGTTTATATTAGATGTCGATGGTGATTCTAGTATTACAGCAGATACAGATGACCAAATAGATTTTAAAGCAGGTGGTACAGATAGATTTGTATTATCTTCAGCCAATGCAAAGTTTAATGTAGGTGCATACAATGCAGAAGCAACACTAACAGATGCCTCTACTATAGCTTGGGATGTATCAACATCACCAGTAGCAAAAGTAACATTAGGTGCTAACAGAACATTAGGTGCAGGAACCAATGCACAAACAGGACAGTTTGTATCTTTATTAATTATTCAAGATGGCACAGGCTCAAGAACAGTTACATTTAATGCTGCATATGAGTTCACCGAAGATACCGCACCAACACTAACTACAACAGCAGCTAAAGGTGATTTGTTTGTATTTAGATATAATGGTTCAAAGTTTTTAGAGGTAGGTAGAAATCTTAACCTAACATTATCATAGGAGTAAATATGTTTGCATTAGTAGA